TTTCTCTGGTACAAGATTAATTATATTACCCATTGAAACGTGTCTCCAGTACAATTAACTTATCTTCTGCTTCGGCAATCTTACCTACAAGACTGTTCATAGTCTCAATCAAGTTACCATGCTCACCCACAGCAACAGGATTATCTATATAGTTGTTAACCTCTGCTTCGTAGACTGCTATCTCTGCTTCATACATACGTTTCATAGCATCAATTTTCGGGTCTGACATTGTACCCCTCCTCCAATAAATCTTTATACTTGTTTATGTATTGCTTGTAACTAAGCGGTGCTTCTTTCTGCTTGATCTTGTCGTTCATGTAGCTAGACCACATCTGTAAGCAGTAGTGACTGAACTGCATTATCTTGTCATCTTGCTCTCTGTAGTATGCCAGATATTCAGGCCAAGTTGCATACTTTTCAAGCTCCTGTATGTAGAACTGCGCTCTATAGACAGGGTGCTGAGTCATGCCAACCTACATTCACAAATGTAAAGTGCGCCGTAGTAGCTGCACATTTTAAATTCATGTTTTTTACAGTGAACCTGATCAGGCCCCATGTTTTTCCACTTGCTTACATCTCCTGATGTGGTGCTACAGGCTGTAAACAATAGCAAAGATAGTGCTAATAATATTTTCATGCTTCTTTCTCCAAGTCCCACTGACAAATGTTTTTGTTCTTGCCTCTCTTTTTAATTAAAGAAAGTAGATTATAGTCTTCTTTCCACCTAGTCATCCACTCTGCATTGTTTTTCTCTGCTTCTTTGAAGGTAGCATATGTCATAAACATTGCAAATATTGTTAATACGTGTCCAAATATAAGAGGAATTAGACCCGTCCATCCTGCTATTAAAGAACAAAAAGAAGCAGTCCAGACGATAGATAAGGCGGTCATCAAATACATCTGCATACTTACATCACCAATAAACCTAAATGGATTATATCTCAGATCCATAAAAGCTTCCCATGTGTAGTAGAACCACATCATAAACGCTTTCATTTTAACCTTCACAGCTTAGGCACTCCTCTTCTAAATTAATTCTTGGGATTTTAATGTTAACATTCTCTGTATTTCTAGCCGCTGTAGTTCGCAGGTAATACATAGATTTGAGTTTGTTAGCTCCTGTCCAATGAACATGATTAACATATTCCAAATATTCATCATGTACCTCCTGTGGTGCAGTAGCTGTCGGTGGTTCAAAGAACAAGTTTACTGACTGTGCTTGGCAGACGTATTTTTGTCTTTGGTAGGCGTGTTCGATGACCCAAATCTGATTGATTTCTGGGGCTGTCTTAAATACTTCCTTCTCTTCTTCCGTGAGTTCATCCAGTTCTTTAACAGATCCTTCAGCAGCAGAAATATCTTTCCACGTTTGTTCGTTGTTAATACCTTTCTTCTCAAGCAATTTCTCCAAGTATTTATTTTTTACTTTAAACGAACCTGTGAGAGTTTTGTGCGTAAATGCGTTAGCCCTCGTAGGCTCAATAGAAGGGCTTGTTCCACCACATATAATACTAGAACTAGCATTAGGGGCAATAGCAAGCAGATGGGAATTACGCAAGCCACTGCCAACCATGTCAGGAGCCTCCCCACGGTTTCCAGCCAAACGCCGGGAAGCCATCTGAGATCTTTCTTTGATAAGTTTAAACGCTCTATTGTTAAAGCTGGAGGCGTACATTCCTTCAAAAGGGATTCCATTACGTTGAAGGTAACTATGAAAACCCATCGCTCCAAGGCCAATCGCCCGTTCTCTATATGCACTATAAGCGGCTTTTGCAAAGCCTGTTTTATCTGATTCAACATAATTTTTAAATTCCTTCATTTCCATATCAGGAAAGCAATATCCCCTTGTAGCGTTGCCAATGAAGTGTTCAATGATATTGTCGAGCATTGTAATTAGATCACTAATAAACAAATCCTCTTCTTTCCATTCATCGAAATGCTCTAGATTTACACTAGACAGACAGCACACTGCTGTGCGTTCCTCACTGGTAGGCAGCGTAATCTCAGAACATAAATTACTCTGACGTACTTTTAGGTTTAGTTTCTTTTGTTCTTCAGGTAGAGCTTCATTACAACGATCTAGATTGATAATGTAAGGCTCTCCTGTCTCTGCTCTAGTATGTATTAACTGCCACCACAAATCCCGCGCTGGCAAAATCTTTATAGCTTGTTTTGATTTAGGGTCAATCAGCCTCCACTGATCGTCGTTTTTAACAGCTTCTAGAAATTCATCTGTTATTGTAATTCCGTTGTGTAGGTTAAGACACTTACGATTAAGATCACCGCCAGTAGTCTTTCGCATAGCAATGAACTCTTCAACTTCTGGATGAGTGATGTCCATATATGCCGCATAAGAGCCTCTCCTAGTTACTCCTTGATTGAAGGCAAGCATCTGACTATCAACTACATGCATGAATGGAATGCTACCAGTAGACTGACTACCGTTAGAAGTTGAAACACCATTACTTCTAACATCACCCCAATATCCACCCAAGCCTCCACCTCCACTCGCCAGCCATATGTTCTCATCATAGTGATCAGAAAGGCCACGCCTTGAATCAGGAACATAATTGAGAAAACAGCTAATAGGTAAGCCACGGGTGGTTCCCCCGTTGCTAAGTATAGGAGTGCTAAAACCGAACCAACTCTTGCTTGCGTAGTCGTAAAGTCGCTGTGCAAGATTGTAATCAGTATGCCCTTGGTATGTAGCACCATAGACTGAAGCCCTAGCAAAAGCTTCTTGAGCATGAGTCTCATCCTCCCAAAGATAACGGTCTTTTATTGTCTCTAAAGAAAAAACATCTAGTGAGTCTTCAAGATTGTAGTCAATCTGTATCCCTAAATAATCCTGCCTTCCAATCTTTGATGTCATCTATGTCATCCCTTTCTTGTAGCTGCTCTTTCCTATACCCCTTGGTACGAGCTTTATTCTTAGACTGTTTCTTTTTGTTGAACCTAGCAGTTCGTTCTGCTTTTCTATCGTAGCTGCTCACTAGGATGCTCCAACTCATAATTCAGAAGACGGTCTTCATACCATCTTGCTTTCCTTAGATCCTCTACGGGCTTGCCCTTGTACCGAAAGCGCCAGCGATACTTGAGAGAGTTACCTCTGAGATACCCTATATACTCCTCATGCGAAAGCATACCCCTGATCGCATCAATGCACTCCATAGATCCATTGTTATAGTGTGCTGGTTTGCTTACATCATCAAACTTTTTATCGTCTAGGAAATCTTCTTCGATAATTTTATCTAATCTGTTACTCATAATTTTCCTGTGTGTTATTGGCTTTCTCAAAGAGTTCCAATCCTCTGGTGTTGCATCATCTATGCTCTTCCGTGTACTCATCCGTGTATAAACCCCGTATTGTCTGGATCCATTTGGCGTAACGTCTGCTCTACTTCTTTGCATAAAGTTTCGTAAGAGTTTTCAGGAACTCCTTTTTCTATGGCGGTTGTTTTCCAAAATTCCTTTTCATCGAATAAATCATAATTCTCACTAATTAGCTCACCTTTGGTCATATTAGCGGGGTTTTTACTAAGGGTTATCATTGCATCTCCACGTTTAGTTTATCATTACGCTTCTTGTACTCTTCAGACTCTCTAGCCTTCTTGTCTATCCAGCTATCAGGTATCGTGTCTTCACTAAACCACCTGAAGCCGTTAGCTGCTGCCCACTCTGCGTGTGATCTTTTAGTACCGTCTTTCCTACGTTTCGATCCCGGCATAGGGGCTGAAGGATTGGCGAATAAGAATACTAGCTCTGTGTTTTTAGGTAAATTCTTTTTAACCCAGATGTATTTATTGTACTCTTGAAAGTCCCAAAAACGACCTTTTGATTCAAGCAGTATGGTTTTTCTACCTATCTTCCTAACAAAGTCAGGCTCATACTTATGTTCTATTACATAGGATACAAGCTCTGTGTGGTGATCCCAATCCTTTAGGATAGATTCATGTAGAACTGCTTCCCATATGGAGTCGTATTTAGTACCATCAGGCTTTAGGTACTTCTTAGGTCTAGGGACTCTAGGTTTTCGCCAACCGCTCTTAACCTTAATGACTCACCAACCTTTCAAGATCTTCCATGTGTATGCTTTCTACCTCACGGCCCTGCTTGACTAACTTTTTAATACACTTGCGAACCCATTTGGGTGTGTAAAAGCTTAGTCTCAAAGTCCGATTATGCATGAAGTATTGTGTGCTAGGAAGAAAGTCATGTACATTATTTGAATTAACTTTACTATGCTCTTCTTCTGGAACCAAAGTCTTCAACCACTCGACCAGTATTATGTCTGTCTGTCTACTGATTCTCTTACAAATCTTAGGACTCATGATACAAACAACTCCTGAACATTAGGGGTAGATGTGACTCTTGTGAAATACTTAACACCGTTTGAATACTTAAATGCACGTAAACCTCTACCGTTGTTAGCATCCGACCAGCATTGATTCTTAAAACCACAGTAGGTACAACCTGTTCCCAACCTCATGTTCCCTTTCTTTCCTTCAGGAATAGGAGTGTAACAGCGTTCAGGAGGTGTGTCAGAAAGTAGATTAGACTTTAGACTATCTATTCTAGTCTCTATATTGGGTTTTGTCAAGTCTCCGGGGCGATAAAAAGCAAGTTCTCCTGTCTCTTTATTTATAGCAAGGAATCCACCACCTGATGAACCTTCTGCTGCTTCGTATCCAGCTAGTTGATGCATGTAGCCAAAGGGATCATCGTTATGTAGTGTGCCTTCTTTGAACTTCTTGAATCCAAAGTTAGAGGCAGTCTTTATGTCTACTACCTCACCATCTATCTTGCAGTCTATGTGACCCACTATATCGTCTACCTTCACTTCCTTCTGCTCATCACTTAGCTTGTGACCAGACATCTTGATAAGTAAAATAAGAACTTCTTCTAGAAGATGACCATACAGAAACTTGATGTGAGTAGGCGCTTTGAGAGGAGGAGCAGGTTTATCACTTTTCTGCTCGTACCAAAGCTGCCTTGCTGGTCTACCTATGTTGCTCATACGCAAACCTTTTGACTGCTTCTTAGGAGAGAGCCAGTGTATCAGAGCGGTCTTCATACGATCACCAAACTCTTCTATGGTAGCTTCGTCTAGCTCTATGTTCTTTCCTTCAGAGAGGACTTCTATTTTAGAATAAATGTCCTCTATCAGAGTATCTAGATCTTTAGAAGAGTTCAATCTGTCCTCCAGTGTCGAATAATTTATCAAGCTCTGCAATGGCTAAATTGGCTCCCATGTAGAACCATTCACCCTTACGCCCACGGCCTTCTATAGTTAAAGCTTCATGGGCCTTAGCTTCAGATTCACGCCTGTCAGATACCTTATAGGATTTTACAATCTCATAGTCTCTATAGGGTGACGATGTTTGATACTGCTTTAATCTATCTTGGGAATCAACAGCCATTCCAACTTTAACCCAGCCGGGAAATGAAGGATTGTATATAATATATACTTCACCATCTGTAGATCTCTCGTAGTTATCTAGGGAACTAAACGCTGCATCAGTAAATCCTTTGTAACGTCCGGGCTTGTGTAGTGGGTGGGACTTAGAAATGTAGTTACCGTCTACCCACATTCTTGTATTCTGAATGTTCTGTGCCACAGTAGCTCTACGTCTATTTTTGTCATGAGCATTTATGTACCACCATTCTCCATCTTCAAAAATGTACTCACCATTTTTAGGATTAGTAGGGTTAGTGGGTTTCTGACCAGTTGTTTCCGACATTATACTCTCCATCTAACGGACACTTCAGGTTGAAGTGAACCCCAGCCTCTATTATTGATAAGACACCAAGCCTTCCTACCGTTTCAGCAATGCTTTCCTCTGCCTCTATCTGCCACTCATCGTGAACATTAGCGACAAAGTGTGCGTCTAGGCTTTGATCCTTGATCTTTTTGTCTAGAATGACCAAGGCTTTCTTCATAACTATAGCACCTGCGCTCTGTAGGAGCGTGTTCAATGCAGCATGTTGACTTCTGACAAATAGTTTCCTACCGTCTAAGCCTTTGACATAGCCATCCTCTGCTGCCCTTCCAACTCTATTTTTAAGAGCCTTGAATGATGGCAGATTATCGAAGAAAGATTGTCTAAGTCTTGAACCAGCCGATCTACCTCCTCCAGCCACTGTGCCAAGCTTTTCATCTCCTGCTCCGTACAAGAGGGCATAGATAAAAGTTTTCGCCTGAGATCTTGATTCAAGTCCCGCAAGTCTTTGGTTAGCTGTGTGGATGTCTCCGTTAATGATTTCATTTGTGTAATCCTCATCGTCCATATAGTGTGCCAGCATTCGCAACTCAAGTCCACTAGCATCTATTCCTACCAGCTTATACCCGTCAGGGACAGTCCATAAGGCTCTGCATTTATCTCCAAAGGGAGAATTAGACGATGGAACCTGAGCCATATTGGGGTCTTTGTGGGTCATCCTTCCTGTAATAGCGCCGTTAGGGACAACAAATCCATGTACTCTACCGTCCTTCTCTAAAGCTTCTCCCCAAGATTCTATCTGAGATACCCTCTTTTGATACATCAAGTAGGCATTGATCAGGTCAGCCTCTGGTATCTTCTTGATTTGGGAAAGTATTCTTTCATTTACTATAGGTCTGCCGTGTGCGGTAAACTCAGTGGGCTTCCATCCAAAGTCTTGTAGGTACTCACCCACCTGCTGCCTAGATCCTAGATTAAAATCTTTTGACCTACTTCGTATAACAGGGTCACAAGACTGTATGCAGTAGTTAGCTCTACTTAACTTCAGGGTCAGTAGCTCATACTCAGCTTTTGTTAGCCTTACACCATTACCACTACCAAGAGAGCAGGAGTCTGCCATCTTGCTCAGTTTACCCTGTCCTGTTATTCTTGGGTACAGTTTTGTCTTTGTAACTTTTGGCTTGAAGACATGCTTAACCTTGGCCTCCGTTTTAGCGACAACCTCGCGTAACTCAGCAAGAAGTAGGTCTGCCTCCATAACATTGTATAAGAATCCATGACGCTCCTGCTCCTTTAGTATATCAGCAATAGCATGTTCTATCTCAAGGCACTCTTTACTGAACCCACGCGACTCTTCTCTCAGGGCATGGTAAACCTTGCAATTTAAATTAACATCTTGAATGCAGTAGTCTAGCATCTCTGAGGAGAAGCCTTCTCCAAACTTATCGAACTTAATCTTACTTGACCCTAGTTTGTGGCCCCAAGGCTTCAGCCCATGACCAGCCTCTCTCACAGGATTAAAGAGTCTAGATAGAACGAGGGTGTCTACTATCTTTTGGCCTACGCCAAGTGTCTTGAATCTTGTCAAGTCCCTGAGTACAGGTAAGTCAAACCCTATAATGTTGTGACCAATAAGCTCATCGGCTTCGCAAAGTAATTCACATCCTTCTTCTATTTGATCTGGGCCAAAGGTGTAGAGTTGGTTAGTTTCTATGTCTTTTGCCACCAAGCACCATATCCTTTTGGCATCAAGATCATCTGTCTCTATATCGAAGAGTAACTTCATTATTCAAATCCCAGTGATGCTTCTTTGTTATCAGAGGCAGAGTTGGTTAGGTCATCAGTCTCTACCTCACTAAGTCTACCTGTTTCATTGTCGAATAAAAGCTGTGTAGCAAGCCCCACATCACCAGTGTACCTGCTCTTTAATATGCGAACCCTAGTAGTCGCAGCCTCTAAGGGATCATCAGCTTGCTGGTTTCTTTCAAGTGAGATCACGCAGTCGGACAATTGTGCAATAGACTGACTGCCCCGTAGGTGACTCAGACCTGTCTCTATGCCGTTCTCATGGCCCTTGTTCCCGTCTACACGGCGAAGGTGGGATACCAGTATGATACCTGCACCTGTCTCCTCTACAAGCGTTCTCAGGCGGTGCATGATGGCATCAATAGATCTCCTCTCATCGCCATCAACAGTAGTGGACACAAGCATGTGAAGGTGATCAATGACTACCCATTTGCATCCGCACCCTACGATCATGAACCGTAGCTTGCTAAAAATTGAATCAATATCATTGGCTCCAAAGTGTGCGTGAATCCAGACACGGTTTGCATTATCGCCATCGTAAAGTACATCAAAGAACTTATCTAATTCTTCCTCTGTGAACTGCTCACGTATGCGGTCAATGTGTAACTTAGCATTGGCTTCGATGGAAAGAATGCCATCAACGGTTCTATTGAATGTTTCTTCTAGCGCAATAACACCTACATTGTGCGGTGTTGATTTAATTAGCCAGTGTTCAAGCTCTCTCGTAACGCTAGTCTTGCCTAGTCCTGTACCGCCAGTGAGGGTGACTAACTCGCCGGGGCGTAGACCCTCCAGCTTTGTGTTCAATCCCTCCCAAGGAAAAGGGTAGGACTTAACCTTCTCTCTGTTCTTATACTTGTCCCTGTTCTCTGAAACGCTGAGTACTCCAGACGGTGTATAAGTTTTAGCTGACCACCAAGACTGCACGTAGTTCCTGTGATCCTGCTTCCTGAGCATATCGTTTGCGTCTTTGAATCCCTCTGGTAGACGCATGATCTTAGCCTTGCTAGGCTTCAGCAGACGGGCAACACGCTTCGCTGCTTCTCTTCCTGCCTTGTCCTCATCAAAGTTTATGATCACAGTATCAAAGCTTTCTAGGTACTCTAGTGACGCTTTAACATCACGCTCCGCACCATTAGCCCCTGATCTTATGCTTACCACAGGCCACTTAGAACCAAGCAGTTCATAAGCTGCCATAGCATCACATTCTCCCTCAACTAAGGTAACGTACTTGCCACCTCCTTGAAAGATGTGTTCTCCGAAAAGACCAGACTCCCTGATAGCTCCTCTAGTAAAGAAGTTCTCTTTGCCTGTAGACCCAAGGACTCTCTCCTTGTAAGCTACAATCTCTTTGTCTTTGTAGTAGGGGTAAAGGTGTTTTATTATTGATCCATCAGGGCCAGTGATACATCTAACACCATACTTCTTAGCTGTATCCTGAGAGATGCTCCTGTCCCTAAGTGCAACATACTCGCCTTCCTCTGCAAAGGTTAGCGGTTCATTATTGATTACGTTAATGGCTCTTTCTCCTAGCGGTTCTTCACCTGTTAATGCAGTGTATTTCCTACTGCTGAATCTGTCGTTACATGAAAAACAAAATGCACTTCCATCTTCATTAATAGATAGCGCATCACTTGACCCGCACTCTGGGCAGGGCTGGTGTAGTTTTACGAATGTCAAGCTCAGTCTCCATAAAAGAAAGGGGCAGTTAAGCCCCTGTGTTTAAGATGCGTAGCCCCCAAACTCTTCTTCCTCTTCTTCATCCTCAAGGACTTCATTCATAGGTTTAATAGGCTCAGGTAAAATACCCTCAAGCTGATTGGACAACTGCACCTCTGCTGCAACTAGTACAGTTATCTTTTTCCGCAAAGCAGCGATCTCAGATTGAACCTCAAGTAGCATGTTGATGGTATCAACCGCATCCTTAGAGAGGCTCTGTAGATCATACTCCTTGTCCCTAAAGTTAAGTGTTTTTAGTTCTGTGTCTTCCATGAAGCCTCCTAAAATGCCAGAGATTCTAAGCCAACAGGCCCAGTAGATGCAGCCTCTCCACGCTCAATGAGATCCAGAATCTGAACCGCTTGAAGTTGAGGGCGTACTATCTTGTTTGGTTTACCATACTCCTTTCTAACCCATTGAACTGCAATAGTGGAGCCATTACCAATAGATACGTTGGTAGGATTCTTATCCTTATCTACCACGATAGGAGCCTTGATCTGACTGCCATCAGAATTGTGCGCCCATGTAGCAAACTTAATCACAGGATCAGGAGTGAAGCTCTTTCCACCTGCCTTGATTAGAAATGAATCTGAGAATCCAGCTTCCTTGAACATATCGAATACATCATCTGATACTGCTAGGAATAGTTCATACCAAGACTTTGTTTTATTAAAGTCAAGATTCGGTACTACCAAATGCGGGTAGTAAACCTGTCCCTCTACAATGTTGGGTGGGTTCATATAAAACTCCTATGTTTCATCTAAGGTAAAGTTATTATACTCCCTAATGAAAGGAATGTATACATCTTTTTCAATATCAATATCAATTGGTTCACTGAACTCCACCAGCAAATTGTTACCACTAAATTGTTTAGTACACGAAATAATTGCACACTTGTTCTCGTACAATAGGCTCATATACTTTGAGGTAGTGAAGGCGGAATACTCTTGTTCTGTCATGAATAGTTTAG